GAAAGCGGATTCAAATATGGATTAGCTATTGATTATGACACTTACTTTACCAAGTATCACATAATAGATTTATATAGAACGATGGAAAAACATCCTGAAATAGATGTATTATTTCCCTTGCAATCAAAGCGTGGACACAAGTATCCGATAGCAGGTGTTTTTAATGACGAGCAGGGAGATATAGTCAAGGTCGCAGCTAACAGAGAATTTGTTGACGGTATATCTGAGGCCGATACCGGTCATTTTGGTTTGACATTGATAAGGCTGGAAAGTTTGAAGCGATTATCTAAGCCGTGGTTCATAAGTAAACCAAACAAGGATAATAACTGGAGATTGCATCATAAAGACGCAGATATTAACTTTTGGATTAAATGTAAACATGAAGGATTGAAAGTTGCGTTGGCTGAGGTATTTATAGGACACATGGAGTTGATGTGTTCATGGTGCGGAAGCGATTCCGCATATTATAAAACTCATTACGTTGCTATTAACGATGTATTAGATGGAAGTCTTCCAGGGTGGACGACTCCAAAATCACTTTCAGAAAACATAGAAATGGAGACAAAAAATGAAGTTGCAACTGGCAGAAATTAAAGGAACGGTACAGGTTTTGGATGAATTACTAAGTGAGAAATTGCCTATCAAAGAAGCGTACTCAATTGCCAAGTCATATATGGCTTTGGCTGCTGAGGTAACTATTTTTGAAAAGGCAAGGATGAGCCTAATTAAGAAATATAGTCTATTAGACGATAACGGCAATCCTAAAACCGAAGATGGTAAATATATGATTGAGGACGAAGAGGCTTATGGTAATGAATACAAAGAATTGCTTACGCATGAAGTCGAAGTTGACATTAAGAAAATAGATATTGATTCATTGCAAGAAGCTAAAATGTCGGCTTTAGATTTGCTAAAGATTCGCAAAATTGTTTCTGGTCTTGACGAAATTAAGGAATAACTAATGGCTGCTTCAGGTAATTACATAGTAGAGTCTGATATATCAAACTGGGACGATGCTGTAAGCTCGACCGAGACGTTTGCAACCACAGCCGTTAATATAACGACCGACAGGATAACAGTTGCAAATGACATTGATACGGCCTCGCTGATTAGATTTAGCTCAACAGGCGCTGTCCCGGCCCCATTGGTGGCCGGGACTGCCTATTATGCAATTAACATTGACGCTACGACGATAGAGGTTGCTACAAGTGCCGTCAATGCTGCCGCTGGTACTGCTGTTGATATTACAGATGTCGGCTCTGGGACTCACACACTAGACACCGGAGAGGGCAGCGGTACGACTGATCGGCAGGAAATTATCAATCGAGTTGAACAGACAATAGAGTTGATAACTAAGGATTATTTCTATTCAAAGGCTTTTGTTATTTATATCGACGGCAATAGTAATGACCGGCTATTTCTCGGACTAATCCCAGACGTTTTGACGGTGACTGAGATTAAAATATCAGGTGTAGAGCTGCCTGATTCGTGGTGGACATCTGATGTTAATTCTGTCTATCTTGACCCTGAAGCCGTAACAGGTGACGAGGACGATTTGCCTGAGTTGTATTTGCGATTGAGCTATAAGCATAGATTATTTCCTAAAGGCATGGGTAATATCAAAGTCACTGGTACTTATGGCTGGAGTAGCACGCCGCCTGCGATTAAACAGGCTGCGATTATATTGGCGAGTTCTGAAAATGATTCTACTTTATATCCAGGTTATAGCAGTACTCTAAAATCCGAAAAGATAGGCGATTATGCTTACACGCTTGCTGACATTGATATGAAGTCGTCAACCGGAATAGAATCCGCTGATAAGTTACTAAGAAACTATATACGAAAAAAACCTATGTTGAGTACAGTATGATTGCAGATTTATACAATATAAAAGTGAATGTCGAGCGGCCTGCATTTTCGCAGGACGATTATGGAGCCGCTGCTAAGGCGTGGACCGTTCAAATATCGAATATGCCTTGTAGGTTAGTACAGAAAAAATCAGCGGAGGGCATAAACGGCGGCAACATGACAGTTATCTCTGATTATGTTTTGTATTGTGCTACGTCAAATAGCATACTTGGCAAAGACAGAGTAGTTTATAAGAGTGAATATTATCTTGTAGTTGGGATCGATCCTGATGTTAATTTTATGGGTAGTCATCAAAAAATATACTTATTAAAATAAAGGCTTAGATTATGAGCCAGAATATAAAATGGTATGGCGGCGAAGTAGAAAAGGAAGTTGTCAAACTGAATGACGCAGCCTTAAAAAAAGCTGCTTTGATAGTAGAGCGTAAATCAAAACAATTAGTATTAAGAGATACCTCTACTTTGTTTCGTAGCATATTTCATGATATAGACAAGCGAAAACATACTGCCATAGTTGGCACGAACGTAGAATATTCTCCTTTTGTAGAATTAGGTACAAAATTTTGGAAAGGTAAATCGTTTTTGAGAGAAGCATTAAAACAATCCAGGCAAAAGATAGCAAGGCTTTATAAAGGCAAATAAATAATGTTTGAATTATTAAAAGCTCTAAAGACCGCATACGATTCTGCTGGTGACGACTTTGTAACGCTGCGTGCAGCTAATACGAATGGCTTTTGGGTAGAAGAGCAACGACAAGGCGTAGCAATGCCTTATATAGTTATGCACCATGTAAGCACTGAATCTGAATATACGATGGGTGATAGTGAGATAAAAGAATCTATCATGGAGTTTAATATATTTTCAGATTCGACCGGTATATCTGAACTGATGGATATATTAGAAAAGTTTACCGATGCGTTTGATGATGTGACTTTAAGCTATGAGAATGATTCAGCTTTACTGATGGAACGAACAGGAACCGGCGAAATAGAAAAAGATTTGAACTATTGGATGGTAACTTTAGAGTATCGTATTATCAGAGAGTCATCAATATCAGGCGGACATATAGTAGAAGCTCATTTGTATAATTTAATGATGATCTAATAATTAAGGAGTATATATCATGGCAATGGCACATGGAAAAGGCGGATCGGTAACACTTACTGTTGGAGGAGATGTTACAAACGTAACATCTTGGAGTGTTAATATGACTGCTGATATGGCAGAAACAACTTTTATGGCCGCCGATGCTGCCTACAAATCGTATCTGGCTGGTTTTAAGGACTGGACAGCCACGATAGAGGTAAATGTTTGCACTGCTGCACTAACTGTATTGGGTTCAACGCTAACAGCTTGTACTTTAACAGATGGTTCAGCAACATTTACAGCGGCGACTAACGGATGTATCTGCACAGGAATTAGTGTCGCTTGCGATGCTCAAGGCATCACAAAAGCTACTATGTCAATTCAGGGTATTCTTGCTCCTACAAGTTGGACGGCGGCATAAATGAAAGGGAGGTGATGACATGGCTATGAGACATGGAAAAGCAGGTTCGCTAACCTGGACAAGTGAAACTCAGGCTAATATTTCAAGTTGGAGTTTCGATTATACTGTTAGTTTAACCGAGACTACCGCTATGGATAGTGCCGGTGATTACAAGGATTATCTTGCAGGCTTTACCGACTGGACGGCAACTGTCGAGATACGCGTAGATTCAACTAATGTCCTAATGGGTACGTCAACAGTATTAGGCGAGATTGGCGATTCAGGCGTATTAGTATTTAGTGATGGAACAAACACATATACCGCTACAGGCATAGCTACTGATTGTGCGTTGGCTGTTGACAAAGAAGAAGTTGTTGTTGCGACATATAGTTTCGAAGGCAATAGTAAATTTGTAGTAGGTTAATATAGGAGTAATTGACATGGGTAAATTTAACGGGAAAAGCGGTAAGGTTGAATGGAAAACTGGAGCTGAAACAGATGACATTGTAGACCATTGCCAAAACTGGAACTGCTCAATCAGTTGCGATACAGCCGAAACTACAAGCATGACAAACGGTACGTCTGCAAATAACTATCGTGCTAGAGTAGCAGGCTTATTTGATTGGGCAGGTTCTTTTGAAGTTATTAACGATATGGCAGGCGAAATAGATTTAACTCATTTTGGAGCAGAAGAAATATCAGCAGGCGTGGCACATGAAGTAGGGTTATATTTAAACGGAACGGCTGGCGATACATTACACGTCATATATGGCAGTATTATATTAACTGGTATATCGCCGTCATCGCCGGTAGACGATGTGACTAAAACGACATATACATTTCAAGGGACAGGAGCTGCACCGACGTTGGCTGTAGGATCATCAGTTGATCCTGAATGGCATGATTAAAAACTAAGAAAGGAACTATTAACATGGCAGATTTAAGTGAGACATTGGCAAAAGGAACTATCAGAAAAATAACTCTCGACGGCAAGGCGTACCCTATCGG